AGGACGAGCGAGGGAAGTGAGTGCGACAATGTCGTTGAAGTTCTTGACTTGGAATTGCCTGAGCAACTGCCGAGCAGCATCACCTTCGAGCTGGAAAACACCAGTGATCTTTTGACTGTTTAGCAACTCGTAGATCTTTGGGTCGTGCACGTCGATGTCGGTAATCTTTTTGCCGACTTCGTCTAGGGTTTCTTGCACAATGTCGAGTGTCTTCAGCCCCAATGCGTCCAGCTTCATAAGGTTTAACGACTCTGCTTGGTATTTGTCGATCTGCCCAATTCCTTCGGCAGTGACGGAACAGTAGTCTGCGACTGGCGTATTGCAAATGATCACACCTGCAGCGTGCACACCTGCATGGGATGCGTGTCCTTCCAGTGCGCCTGCATTCCTGAATCCAGGATGTTTGTCGAGCAACTCTCTTCCAGCCTTGAGCGCACCCATCGTGTCTTCAAGACAGAATGCTGCACGTGAGTCGCCTGACGACCGCTCGATCATGTTGTCTCGGATCTCGGCAGTTTCCCAAACTGGAATCTTCATGCGCTTGCCGACGTTGGCAAGAATTGATTTGGGTTTCAACTTGTTGACGTTGCCCAGCCTTGCAATGTTTGTCTCGCCATACGTGTCTTTTAGGTAAGTAAATAATTCGTCCCTGCGGTCTCCAGGAAAATCCATATCGATATCGGGTAAGTCGATACGAGTAACGTCCACAAAACGCTCGAACAACAATCCATGCTCGATCGGGTCGAGTTCGGTTATGCCGAGCAGATAGCAGATTATCGAACCAGACGATGACCCACGTCCAGGACCAACGAGCATCCGCTCACGTGCCCAGCGCATTAGGTCGTAAACCATCAAAAAGTAGGACTCGAACTGCTTTTCACGAATAACACCCAATTCACGCTGTAATCTGGCTTCGTATTCCTCACCGAAACCATTTGGAAAGCGCCAGCTGATACCTTTCCTTGCCTCTGCCTCTAAATCGCCTTCTACGACCATATTTTTGGCCACTGGCAGGGTTACAGGCTCAAATCGTTCAGCGATTTCCTCCCAACTGACGGAAAGTGGATAAATTTGGTCAATTTCACGCTGTGACCACCAATGTTGCGAGTGCGCACCCAATCGCACTCCTAAAAGTTCAGCGTACTTGCGGTCTGTCGGCGCAGGGTAGCGCACGTCTGAAACAAAGAACAATGGCAGTTTTAGTTTATATGCCCACGCTTGGTTCATCTCGTTTTTCAACGGATTGAGTGGGTGCAAATCCACGACCATATCTTTTGCTTTTACTTTTGACACGTCAGCTGTATACGGGAACACCAAAAGATTGTCGGAAAACTCTGTGTCGTAAGTTATACCTGCACTGTGGCGGTAAAGTTCCCGCAGACCCTCTTGATTCTTGGCGAGCACCTTGATTGAGCGCTCTTCGTCGCCCACGAGGAGTTCTGCGCCAAGAATCGGTTGGATACCTGCTTTTTCTGCAGCCTTGAAAAAAGGCACATGACCCCACGTGCCCACGTCACAAATTGCTGCTTTGGTATAACCCAACTCGCTGGCTCGTGCTACGACCCTGCCAATCGGTCCAAAACAGTTACCAAAAGTGAACTCAGTTCTTGTTATCATTTAGCGCCTTGTAACACTCCCACAATGCTCGCACGTCGTCCACTGCTCGGTGAGTTTGGGCTAGGGGTTTGCCTTGTGTGTGTTCGTAGAGTTCGGTTAGTTTCATACGTCTGCCCTTTATGTGCATCGTTGAATCGACTGTGCATACTTGGTTCGGAGGGAAAGGGAATCTCCTCTCCCAACCAGTGCGGAGTAATTCAAAGTATAACACGTCTCGGTCAAACGCAACATTATGCGCAACAAGCGTGTGGGCTCCAAGGAAGAAATCAGCCAGCTCGGGAATGACTTCCTCGATCGTGCGTTTGCCCTTTAGCTCTTCTGGCTTGATGCCTGTGATTTTGGTAATCTCGGCAGAGATTTCCTGTCTCGGATCGATTAGCTCGCCGAGTTCCGCTACGACACTGCCCTTGTCGGAGACTTTGATCGCACCGATTTCGATTATCTTCGGTTGCAATACTAAGTCTGACGAACTAGGCAGTATCAAGCCTGTTGTTTCAAAGTCAAGCAGGATTATCATTAGTCAACTCTTCGAGCATTGCTGCATAAACAGACAGATCGTGCGCAGAGTCTTTGTGCCCACCAGCATTTATATTCTCTGCGTAGCGCATTACCTTGCTTATGCACTGCACGAGAATACCGAAACGATTGTGCGACTCAGGCGAGTCTAACTCCAAACCTTTCGGGAAAATTGCAGCCATGACGTGACCATACTTCTTGTAGTTGTCGCCATAGAGTTTGTTGCGTTGTTCGTAAGTTGCAGCGCACTCACGTAACAATTCTGGAACAGATTTGGTGGTCATACTAAAATCCCCCTTACACCGATTGAGTTATACATCTGGATTATGTCTTGCCTGTCGTCGTAGGCTTTTTCTATTTTAAACAACTTGAGCAAGTCGAGTGTGAATTTGCGCTTCATCTCGGCAGAGTGCTCGTGGTTGTCGTTTGGACGCATAATGAGTGCATCGTAATTTAAGTGGTTGTTTTCCAACCACCGACGAGTTTTCAATCGCATATACTCAGGACGAGCAGTTAGAAAGAAAACTTTACAAGGCGCTTCGTCAACGATGTGGCGATTCATAACAGCATCACCATCGCAGTGGATATGGTAGTTGTGGTACTTCTGCAAACCATCTGGCTCAGCAGGGTCAATCAACCATTGGCGCCAATCGTCGTTACTGATTGTTGCGTCCAAGTCCACGATACGGATTGTGTTCGCTTCCATGTTAGTCCTTTCTGATCAGGTCGATTGCTTTTGCGATTTCCCAGCCAACACCTTTGCCAGTGGTGATTCCCATTTCGTTGGCGATTGTCTCGAGCATTTTAACGGCAACGTCTTTGTCAGACTCGAAGAACGGAGTTGCCCATGGCCAGACTTCAAGAATCAAACTTTCCATCTTGCGGACAATCTCGCCATACTCACCCTGTGCACGTAGCGACTTCCGTGCCTTAATGAGGTCAGTGACGGATCGGAAGTTATATTTACAAACAATGTTGCACTCGGTGTTCAATGGCAGGATGCCACGTGCATCTTCGAGCGCCACACCCATCTCGACCAACTCTGTGTAAGACTGGCGAGCAGACTCGACCGCAGTGCGATACGCTTCCAGCTGGCGCTCGTCTAACTTCTTGCCTTCAACAACACCCAGCTCGGACGCATTGGTCACACGCATCGACTGCATTGCGTAAGACGCAGTGCGAGTGCGAGTTATTTGCTGCGCTACAGCTCGGCTGATACCGCTGAGCAGGAATGTAACGTCCACAAACTCCCAAGAGCTCTTGATGGTTTTAGCCATGTATTGCAGCTCTTCCTCTTTTTTGGTAATACCCCAACCCTTTATCTGGCTCATAAGACCAGAGCTAAGATTGAGACGAGTTTGTTTGGTGAAGATCATCACGTCAGCTGCATGCCACATTTGGTCGTCACGACCAATGCCTGTAAAATCGATTAATTCAACTTTCATTTTCTTTGCTCACTTTCTTTTGTAAAACAGCAACGATTTGCAATATTTGGTCAGAAGTAAACTTGTGATTGGTTATGTAGTCTTCAACGACATGACAAGCAAAGTTTACACCACGATCAAAACAATCTAACCCCTTAGCGATTGCAACTTCCTCGTGTACGAGTCGGCATTCACCAGTTTCTTGATCACATTCAGATCCTGAAGGACGTCGTCCAGTAATATGTTCCGCCATGTTGCAAATCTCCCTAAAGAATAAACTCCGTGTTGTTGTGAAAGGCTTTCGACAACAAACCTACGGAGTGGTTCGTCGATCGGCGCAATCTTACCATACGATTGCTTGTGGTTGGAATCGATGACTTCAATGTCGTCTTCCACCAAACCGAATGCATCAAGCACCTCGGTGATGTCGGACTGCACGTAAGTCATGTCGTCGACCGACTCAACAATTAGCAAATTGCCAGTGATTGAGGCTCGGTACACAGCAGTGCTCGGAGACGGAAAATAAATCGTCTGGAACACGTCTGCAGATTTGACTCGGAAGCGTTGCACCCGAATCGGAGAGAACTTGAACAACACGCTCTCTTTCAACTCCATGCCTGCGAGTTTTAGCGCAATGTTCATTGGGATGGTGCTTATGATTGGGTGGTGCTCTGGCAATTTCTCGACAGGAGTTTCCCACTCAACACGATCACCAACCTGTTCGATCAAACGCAAGATAAAGTCTTCGGGTGCAATGTAACGATCAACTGCATCTGTTTTCCAAATTGATCGATCGAAGTAGCCACCAGCAACTTTGTTCGAGTACCAATTCGACAACTGAATGTTTGGCTCGTAGAACTTGCCATCCACCCAGATGTTTTTGAACACACGAATCTTGCGGAACGGAATGCCCACTGCATCGCCGACAGCAGAGGTGCGGAAGCGCAAGACAGCCCTGTGGGACTGTTTGTCTTTCGACGACGCTTCAAACACCTTTGCTTGCGGATTGACCGCAGCAGCGATCAACCCACTCAGCCCAGCGCCAAGTATGATCATAACATCTCC